CTAACCAAATGGATGTAACCGGTGATTATCCAAACCAATCACGTTACGTACGTGTAAAGTCTATCACTACTTTAACTCCAAATTATTTAGATGCAAATGGTATTGCTCAATCTCAATACACAGGATCCCTCCCAGTTGCTCAAAGTGGATCATTTAATGGTGCTGTAGGTACTGTAAATGCTACTATTAATTTAAATGAAAATATTACTCAAATAAATACTCAAGGATTAGCTGCAAGCGATTATAACAATATGATTGCCCTTTTAAGCAACGCTGATTTTTACCAATATAACGTAATATTTACCCCAGGATTAATTGCTTCATACCATGCATCTCAAGTTAATAGCTTGATTGCTAACTCTCAAAATAGAGGTGATTGTTTATATGTTCCTGATATGGTTGAATATTCAAGTAATGTTGCTAGTGCAGTAAGTACAGCTCAATTGTTTGATAATTCATATGCTGCAACATATTGGCCTTGGGTTCGTTTAGCAGATTCAACTACTGGAAAATTAGTTTGGGCACCAGCTTCAACAGTAATCCCAGGTGTATATGCTCATAACGATAGAGTATCTGCTCCATGGTTTGCACCAGCAGGTATTAATCGTGGTGGTTTAGGTACTGTATCATATGCTCAATACAAATTAACTCAAGCAGAAAGAGATACATTATACGCAAATAATATCAACCCTATTGCAACACTACCTAAACAAGGTGTTGTAGTATATGGTCAGAAAACATTACAAAAATCTCAATCTGCTCTTGATCGTGTAAACGTACGTCGTTTAATGATTGAATTAAAAGGATACATTAAACAAATTGCAGATACAGTAGTATTCGAACAAAATACAATTTCAACTAGAAATTCATTTATCGCAAAAGTTACTCCATATCTAGAAAATATTCAACAAAAACAAGGATTATACGCATTCAAAGTTGTAATGGATGAAACTAATAATGGACCAGCAGTAATTGATCAAAATCAATTAATCGGCCAAATTTATATCCAACCAACACGCACTGCCGAATTCATTTCTCTAGATTTTATCTTATTACCAACAGGAGCTGAATTTCCAGGATAAAAATTGAAAAACTAGATATTTATAACAAAATTAAAATAGAAAACAAATGGCAATTTTAAATCCAAACGAAATCTTTTATACAGCGTTTGAACCTAAACAAACAAACCGATTTATCCTTTATATGGATGGTGTTCCATCATATTTGGTAAAAGGAGTAAGCGCAGTGTCTTTATCACAAACACCAGTTGCCCTTAACCACATCAACGTTCAACGTTATGTAAAAGGAAAAACTATTTGGAATACAATTTCATTCACATTGTATGATGCAATTACTCCAAGTGGTGCACAAGCAGTAATGGAATGGGTACGTTTAGGCCACGAATCAGTAACAGGCCGTGATGGTTACTCAGATTTCTATAAGAAAGATATTACATTTAACGTATTAGGTCCTGTAGGTGATATCGTTTCTGAATGGATTGTTAAAGGAGCTGTTATTACAAGTGCTGGATTTGGTGATTATAGCTGGGATGATGATGGAACTGTAGTAGGACTTACAGTTGAAGTACAACCTGACTACTGTATCTTGAATTACTAAGAACAAAACAACAAAATATATGAAAGCTCCAAAGAAATTTGGGGCTTTTATTTTCTTTCAATATATTGGATTTATGAAAAAACTATTAATATTTCTTTTATTGACCTTTGTAGGATATGGTCAATATTGTCCTGCTTTAGGACCTAACCAAATATTACCTTGTGGTGTAGGATCAACAACTTTAACCGCAAATTTAAGTCAATGTGGAACCGGTAATAACCCTAATCAAACAACAAATTACACTGTTGCTTCTATACCATATGTAGCTCAAACTAATACAGGAACATCTGTTTTTATGACAGATGATTCCCAACAAGGACCATTTAATATTGGATTTACATTTTGTTTTTTCGGACAAACATATACCCAATTTTATCTCGGCTCAAATGGTTGGATCTCATTCTCTCCAGGACAACCTACTACTTTTACAACACAAACAATTCCAACAGGAAATGCTTTAGTACCTAAAAATTGTATTATGGGGCCTTGGCAGGATTGGCATCCTGGATTAGGAGGGCAAATTAAATATCAAACAATAGGTGTAGCTCCATGTAGAAAATTAATTGTAAGTTGGACAAACATGCCTATGTTTTCTTGTACTTCAAACCAAGGTACATTTCATATTGTAATTGAAGAATCTACTAACTATATCAGCAACTATATTCAATCAAAACCTGCTTGTTTACAATGGCAAGGTGGAACAGCTATTCAAGGAATTCATAACTTAACAGGAACCGCAGCAGTAACAGTCCCTGGAAGAAATTCTACAGCTTGGACAGCAAATGATGATGCCTGGAGATGGATACCAAGTGGTCCAATAGTTACCCCAACATTAACTTGGTATCAAGTAGGTAATCCTGTAGCTATTGGAACAGGACCTACTATTAACGTAACTCCAAATGGACCAACTCAATATACTTGTCATTTAACTTATCCGACATGTAATGCTGGTTGGTCTTCTTGTAATGGAGGTATGGGTTTAGGTCCTGATACTGTATTAGTTGTACCCGGACCTCCTAATCCACCTATGCCAATGGTAACTTTATTTAACCCAACCTGTCCTGGTAACTGTGATGGTGCCATCAACGTGATGCCTATGGGTGGCGGAGGCGTTCAAACAATTTCATGGAATGGACCCCCGAATAACTTTACCATAACTAACTTATGTTCAGGGACATACAACTTTACTCTTACTAATTCCTCAGGTTGCACTTTATCCGGAAATGCTACTTTAACCAACCCACCAATACCAGTAATTGGTCCAATAACATATAATGATACAGTATGTTATCATTCATCAAATGAAAGTTACTCTGTTCCAATCCAACCTGGATTTTCTTATCAATGGTCAACCGTTGGAAATATCTTTTTTGGGCAAGGTACAGATGTTATTAATGTTGATTGGGGATCTATCAATGCAGGATTTATACCTGGTGCTGTATCTGTAATTGGATATGACATAAATAATTGCCCGAGCTTACCTATTGATATCGATTTAACAGTGTTTAATATTTTACCTGCTATCACACCAGTTGGACCTTTTTGTTCATATGATGAATTTATAACTTTACAAGCAACACCATCTAATGGAATCTTTACAGGAACTGGTGTGGTTAATCCTGACTTTTATCCTTCCAATGCTATAGGGACAAATACTATAACTTATACATATGTTCAAAGTAGCTGTGCATTTGATACAACCACCTCTATAACAGTATATCCTCAACCAATACTTGATTCAATTTCTCCATACAATCCATTTTATGAAATATGTGAGGGTGATTCTATTGTAACAATATTTACAGCCCTATCCAATCTACCAGGATACAATGAATGGACATTTACAGGTACTACTTTCCAACAAGATAATTTAACTATTCCATTTGAAACCCCAGGAATGTTTCCTTTATCGGTAATACATTATTCAAATGGGTGTGCGTCACCTCAACAACAAACAGTAATTACAGTAGCACGTTGTCCTGAATTATTATTTTACATCCCTAATTCATTTACACCTGATGGGAATGAACATAACAATATTTTTCAACCTGTATTTACTAACGGATTTGATCCATATGATTTTCATTTAGAAATTTATAATCGTTGGGGTGAATTAATTTATGAATCATACAACTATGTAGAATATTGGGATGGAACATACAATAATACACCTTGTCCTGTAGGACTTTACACATATAAAATTCAATTTGGTTTTAAAGAAACAGATAATGACCAAGTTATAAGTGGAAATATTAATCTTATTAGATAGACCAATATTTATAAACATATGAAACTAGATAGTTTACGTACATTAGTTAAAGAGGAGCTTAGTAAGCGACTAAACGAGGAATACCAAGACAAGTTCAAAATGGTAGGTATGCTTCTTACCAACATTAAAAAACGCCCTCAAAAAGAAATATTTTCCGATATCCGTTCTATCCCAGGTGTTACAGTAGCATCAGCAAAAGAACCTATGGATTATAGTGAACAAGACACAGAAAAATTTCAAACAGTGTTAACTATTAAAGTAGATGGTCATCCATGGATTGCATCTAGTGGATTCGACCGTTCAAAAATGGAAGATATCCGCAAAGCTATATTGAAAGTAGAAGGAGTATTATCATACAATGTAAATCCTGATAATATTTCCCCTCTTTAATATATTTATACAAGACAATTAAGTTATAAAAAATAAAAATTATGAGTGAATTTAAATTACCTACTGAAGTAGTTGAATTGCCTTCCAAAGGTTTACTTTATCCTGAAGATTCTGAATTAGCAAAAGGTACAGTTGAAATCAAATATATGACTGCTAAGGAAGAAGATATCCTTACAAACCAATCATATATCAAAAACGGTACTGTACTTGACAAATTACTTAAATCATTAATTGTATCAAAAATTAATTTTGATGAACTTTTGGTTGGTGATAAGAACGCAATCATGGTTGCAGCCCGTATCCTAGGATATGGCTCAGATTACTCATTTGATTATTTGGGTGAATCACACACAGTAGATTTATCTCAAATTGAAAATAAACCACTACATGAAGACTTATTAAAGTCTAAGTCAAATGATTTCCCATTTACCCTCCCTAAATCAGGTAATACCATTACTTTTAAACTTTTAACTCATAAAGACGAACAAGAAATTAATCGTGAATTAGAAGGTTTAAAAAAAATCAATAAAGACTCTTCCCCTGAACTTTCAACTCGATTAAAATACCTTATCACTTCAGTAAATGGAGATAGAGAAAAAAAATCTGTTCGAGAGTTTGTTGATGGGTATTTGTTAGCCCAAGATTCTCGAGCATTAAGAGAATATGTTAAAGAAGTTCAGCCCGATGTTGATCTAACTTTTTTTCCCGACGGGTCTGACATTAGAATCAATATCCCAATTGGGGTTAGCTTTTTTTGGCCTGACATTTGATATAGCAGCTCAAGCAAGAGCAGCTTTATTTAAACAAATCCATGAAATAGTTTTTCACGGTAAAGGAGGATACGATTGGACTACAATCTATAACATGCCTATCTGGCTTCGTCGTTTTACTTTTAATGAAATACAAAAGTATTATAAAGAAGAAAAAGAAGTTATAGAAAATAAAGGCAAAAAAGGAAGTCAAACTGTAATTAGCCCTGATGGAAAAGTTAAATCCCCAGAGCTTTTACAAAAAGCAGCAGCTCAACATCCTCAAAAATTTACTCCCCCACCAAAAAGACCAGTAAGTTATAAATAATCAATATTTATAATAAAATACTTTAGATGGCTGCTCAACAAGATCCACAAGAATTAGAAAGACAATTTCAAAGACTTCAAACCTTAGCAACAACGTTAAGAAAGGATCTTACTCAATTTGATCTTTCTAACCTAAGAAACGATGCTGCTCTTGTAGGAGAACTCCTTGAAAAGTGGGAAGATGAACTCTCAGCAGCTACATCTAGTGTTGATTCAATGGCATCAGCATTTCAAAATGCTGTATCTGAAATAAGTAAAGGAAATAAAGGCTTAAGTGATACTAAACGTTCATTTAATAAACTTACTAGTTTAGCACAAGACCTACAAGCTCACAATGCTGGAATAAATAAGTTGTCTGCCAAACAACTTCAATCTATAGAAAAACAAGCATTACAAGAGCAACAAAAACTCCAAACCACCTTAGATACATTAGAGGCAGAAAAACAATCTATCATTAATGATAGAAGAAATGGAATCCAGAATGCCCAACAATTAGAACAACTCCGCAAAATTAACGCTGCCCAAAATGAAATTAGAGGTACTATTAGGGGTGAAAATCAAGCATTTGAAGATTTAATTACTAACGCTAAAGAATTTAATCGTCAAGCAGAAAACATAGAGGATTCTTTAGGATTAGGAGGTAATGCTTTAAAAGGCATGCAAGGTGCTATGAGTAAAATGGGTCTTGGTGGTCTAGCCGATAAATTGGGGTTAGATGAAGCTAAAGAAGCCATGGAAAATATGGCTAATGATTTAACCGATAATGGTAAAAACGTAGCTTCCTTTGGAGATAAGTTTAAAATCATGGGTGCTGGAATGAAATCAGCATTTTCTGGTTTAGGTAAGAATCTTCTAGGACCTGAAGCATTAATCGCTGAAATGGTTGATGCACTTCAATCTGCAGACGAAGCCACAGGTAAATTAGCAAAAGACTTTAATTTAACATATTCTGAAGCTTTAGATACTCGAAGAGAATTAAGTAATATGGCAGCTTTATCTGGAGATATTGCTTTAAATACTAAAGGGCTTCAAGAATCAATGGTAGCTGTTGGTCAATCATTGGGCACTAATGCTAAATTAAATGATGCTGATCTAAAAACATTTACTAAATTACGTGAACAGGCGGGATACACTAATGAAGAATTAATAGGAATACAAAAACTTACATTAGTAAATGGTAAAACATTAGAAGATAATACAAAAGAAATTTTAAGTGGTGCTGAAGCATATGCTACTAGAAATGGACTTGTTGTAAATGAAAAAGATGTATTACGAGAAGTTTCTAAAGCATCGGCTTCATTAAAATTAACATTAGGTGGAAGTGCTGAAGCTGTAGCCAAAGCTGCAGTTCAAGCTAAACAATTTGGTTTAAATCTAGAACAAGCTGAAAAAATATCTCAAAGTCTTCTTCAATTTGAATCTTCTATTGAAAATGAATTAAGTGCCGAATTATTAACTGGTAAAGAATTAAATTTTGAAAAAGCACGATCCTTAGCTTTAGAAGGCAAAACTGCTGAAGCTGCTGCTGAAATAGCAAAACAAGTAGGAACTTCTAAAGATTTTGCTAAAATGAATGTTATCCAACAAGAAGCTATTGCTAAAGCTGCAGGGATGGAACGAGATGAATTAGCTCAATCTTTAATAGATAAAGAAGCTTTAGCTAAAATTGGAGTTAAGGATGCCGCTGCTGCTAAAGAAAAATATAAAGAATTAAGAAAAACTATGTCTGCTCAAGAAGCAGCCAAAGCATTAGGAGATGAAGCCCTAGCTACCCAATATGAACAACAATCAGTTCAACAAAGATTTACTCAAGCTACAGAAAAACTTAAAGAAGTATTTATTAGTTTAGCTGAACCTATATTAGCAATAGTTTCCCCATTAGTTGATCTTCTTAATGTAGTTCTTCCTGGTATTAGTCTTCTTTTACAAGGAATTATTTACCCTGTAAAATTATTAGCAGATGGATTTAATGAACTCTTTACTTTTTCAGGAGGATTTACAGATCATTTACTAGGTGCTTTAAAATTATTAGGTGGTATAGCTGGAGCATATCTTTTAATTAAAACATACCAAGCTATTGCTAACCGTCAAGCTATAATAGGTAATGCTGCTGAAAGTACTAAATTATCACTTTTAATAGCTCAAGCAGCCGCTTGGGCTGTTGCCAATCCATTTACAGCCCTTGCAGGACTTGCAGTTGCCGGAGCAGTAGCTGCAGGAATATATTCCATGGTAAACGGTGATGACATCATGTCCCCAGGAGACGGAACCTCAGGTTATGGTAAACGTACTTTATTTGGCCCTGAAGGTGCTATTCAATTAAATAATAAAGATACTGTAATAGCAGGTACTGATCTATTTAAGAAAGGTGATGATGTAGCAATTAATCCCCCTAAAAAGGTTGATGAGACCATGTCTTCTCCTACAAACACTATAACTGTTAATAATGCTACTGCACCAAAACCTGCACCTGTTGATTCTAACTCATTGTTAGCTGCCCAAATGAAACGTTCTAACGATTTAAAAGAACAAGAAATAAGAAGAGATAGAACAGTTTCAACATTGAGAATTCAATAATATGTAATATTTATAATAAAATTAATAATTATGGGACTTTTAGACAAATTAACTATTGAAGGATCAACATTGAGTGAATTTGATGGTAATACACCAAGTACTACTATTTATAATACATCTCAATCACCATTACACAATCAATATTCACTTAATGGTGCTCCTTCTTTAACTGGGTTTCCAACACCATCACAATTGGATTTAAATGGTGTAACTCCTACACAATATTTAGACAATTTACCTGGATAATATTTAGATGGGGCTTTTAATTAAACTACAAGATGGGGATACCCAATTGAAATCACTCAAGTTTGGTAAAGATAGACCAAATGG